TAAAACCTATGGAGAATCAATAAAACCGAAAATACAAATGAATGGTGGAATTAATATTTCAAATCATACACTAAAACATATTTCTGTTTACATGAATGAAGTTGGAGACTATCAAAACGAAGGCTACCAAAAAATATTAGAAGCAATGGAGGATATACCAAATTTTAAAGATATGGAATCATTCGGTTATAATATATTACAAAAACCAATTCAAGCATTAAATATGGTATTTCCTGATCCCAATATGAATGAACCTGATTATGATATAAATGAACTTTTGGGTAAAACCGGGTTAGAACGAATTATGAAATACGAATCATCCTATAAACCTCAGTATAAAGCGAATTTTGAATATATAAACGAAAAAGAAAGAATATTTTCCTATGAAAAGATTGGAGACTATAGTTGTAAAATAAAATCAATATTGGATAATATTAAAGGTTCAGTAGGTGTTGTATTGGTTTATTCTCAATATATTGATGGTGGCATTGTTCCTATGGCGTTAGCATTAGAAGAATTGGGATTTAAAAGATGTGGAGATACACCTTCATTATTACATAAAAAACATAAAACAGCACCTTATAACATTGAGGGGGATGATGGAAAAAATCATCATGGTCAATATTCAATTATATCAGGTGATCCTCAATTGTCTCCAAATAATATTACAGAACTTAAATTACTTACGAATATAGATAATAAAAATGGTAATAAAGTGAAGGTCGTTTTAATATCTCAGGCAGGAGCAGAAGGATTAGATTTTAAATTCATAAGACAAGTTCATATTATGGATCCTTGGTACAATATGAATCGTAATGAACAAATTATTGGGAGAGCCGTAAGAAATTGTAGTCACAAAGATTTAGAACTTAAGGATAGAAATGTAATGATATTTTTACATGGAACTTTATTATTAAATAAAGAAAAACAATCTGCCGATATGTATGTATATAAATATGCAGAAGACAAATGTGTGAATATTGGTTTAGTTTCTAGGGCATTAAAAGAAGGAGCTGTTGATTGTTTAATGAATAAGGAACAATATAATTTCAAAGATTATAAAATCAATATGACCTTATCCTCCAAACATTATTTAAAGGACCAACGTATTGAAAATTATTCTATAAAAGATAAACCTTTTTCATCTGTTTGTGATTATATGGAAGATTGTAATTATAAGTGTAAACCGATTGACACAATAAAAGATGAAGATATTCATAAAAAAAGTTATACTAAGGAATTTATTTCTAGAAATATAGATGGTATTATCTCTAATATAAGAACAGCTATGAAGAAAAGATTTTTTTATCGAAGAGATATGCTAATATACGAAATTACAAAAAAAATAGAATATCCACTCGAAGAAATACATTGGGCGTTAGATAAAATGGTAAAGGATAAATTAGAGTTTATTGAAGACCAATTTGGAAGAATAGGTAATTTAATCAATGTAAATGATTTATATATATTTAAACCGATTGAACTAAGTAATTCAGATTCAATCGAGGACTTTACAATGCCCATACCTTATAAACATCCATATTTAAGAGAAATATTAAAAGAGAAAGAGGCAGTGATTGAAGATTCAAGATTAGAGTTAATCTTGAAAGTAATGGAATATAATTATAATGTAGCAATGAATGAAGACCAAGATGAAATTAGTAAAGATGAATTAATAATGGAACTTGACTATAAATGGTATGAAACATTTAATGAATCTTATAACTTTATTGTGGGGCAATATAATATAGTAAATGATGATATGAACGAACTATTATTAATACCCCATATGTTTGATGAATTATTAATAGATGACCAACTGTTACTAATAAACCATCTATTAAAAACAAAAAGAGACAAATTTACAAATAAATTTTATTTATATTTGGAAAAGATTATGATACCTACAAAAAAAAGAAGTATACTCTTATCAAGAAATAATAAGCCAGAATTTTATATAATTCATAATAATGAAATTAAAAAATCAACTGAAGAAGATGACCATGATATAGAAAAAGAATATGGTAAAATAAATGATAAATATGTACCTCATAAAACAAAACTAAATAAAATTATAGGTTTCATGTTTAATGCATCTCAACATTCAGTATTAAAAACAAAAAATATAACAAATAAAAAAGATAGTGGTTCTAGATGTTTACAAAAAGGAAAAAAGAGAGCATTAGTATTATATAATGATTTGGTAAGTCATGACAAACAAATGAATGATGAAAGTAAAATTGGGGGGAAAAAAATTACGGCAGCAGTCGTATGTCAAATACAAGAATTAACTCTAAGATATTTAGATATAATAGAACCAAAAAGTTATTTCTTTAATTCTGGGTTGGCATCAAAATTAGAATTAAATATAACAAATAAATTGAATAAATAATATAAAATAATATATATCATTAATGGAGAGCATCGATAATATTTATGTTAAATCTCAAATTTCGAAGCGAATCAATTTATTGATTTGGGAAATTAATGATAATCTAAAAGAAATTCTTGAATTTAAAATTAAGAAAGAGATAGAGGGCAAATGTATTATTGAAGGATATGTAAAAAAGGATTCAATACGTATTGTTCAATATTCTAATGGGAATCTAAGTGGTAAATACGTAACATTTGAAATCATTGTCGAATGTCTAATATGTAATCCATATCAAGGTATGTTAATTCAATCAAAAGTTAAAAATATTACAAAAGCAGGTGTTCGTTGTGAAGTAGAGGATAACTATAATCCAATTGTTCTATTTATTAATCGTGATTATACTTCAAATATTGAAGAATTAAATAAATTAAATTTAGATGATATTGTAATATGTAAGGTCATTGGGCAAAGATACGAATTAAATGATGAATATATTTCGGTGATTGCCGATTTAAATGAAAAAAAGAAGATGAAACCGAAAAGAAAATTAAAAGAATAAACAATTTAAGAATTAAAACAGTTAAATATTATGAATAGTATTATTGAATTGAAAAATGATATTGAAAAAATGGATTTTTCTCAACAAATTCAGGTTTTAAAAATTATTAAGAATAACAACGTGGACACATCCGAAAATAATAATGGAACCTTTATAAATTTATCAAAATTAGATAAAAAAATCATCCAAGAATTAAATGAATATAATATTTACATTATTCAACAAAAAAAAGATATACATAAAATGGAAGAAAAGCAGAATACAATTGAAGAAAGATATTTTTAAGAATATAATTTAAACATATTATTTTAAATTATATAATGGAAAAAGAATTAGAAAAATATATGTTCACAAATGATAATTTATCGCGTCTAAATGATCCTTTTTTTAAAACGATTAAAAAAACAAATAAAATGAAAAATGAAAAAAAAGTGGAAGACGATTTTTTTACACCAAAAGAAAAAGATAGACTCTTTTGGTGTTTTTATTATATTCTAAATGGCAACAAAGACGAAAGTTTTAATGCATATGGTTCTATATTTAAGATGGAAAAGGATTTTAAAATTAATATGATAACAAAAATAAGAGAAAATAAAACATCTCTGAAAGCAAATAAACTTAACATTGAAGATATAGAATCAACATTAGCCAATGAAGAAAATATTAATTTAGAAACGTTTCGGGCCATGTGTTTAATTGAAAATTTAAGTGTGATTTTAATAAAAAATAGAACGTATTACCATTTTCATTATAGTGATGGTGAACCCCATATTATTTATTATGATAAGGTAGTAATACAAATGAAAGAAAAATATATGAATATGATTGATTCATATTATCATATTGAAAATGTAAAAAAACCGATAGGTTCTTTTTCAAATTATAAATTAGATGAATTACAAAATATAGCAATTAAGTTAGACATTGATATTATGATTCAAACTAAAAAAAAACAAAAAAAACTTTTATATTGTGAAATTATTGAAAAAATAAATTGAATATAAATATAATAAGATAGAATATATAATGGAAGGTACAATGAAAACCCCCAAAACTTTAAATGAATCTCTCGAATTTTATAAAGAAATTATGAATGATGAGTTGGAATATGAAATTCGTTTTGGAACTATTAAAGGAAAAGAACCTATAACCAAGATTCAGTATGATAATATAATCAAACAATTTATTTCTCAAGGGTTTAATGTATCTGAACCAGAATATATTTTAAGAATTATGTGTGAGACCAGAAGTGAGGAAGGGACATATTCTATGTCTGATATTCGAACTGAAATTTCCGGAATGTCACAAATTACACAATATTGTAAATCAAATCATATTATTTATGATGGAAACTTAATTAGTAAAATGTATAAAAAAATTCCTTTTTCCAATAATGATATTCCTATTCGTCCTATTGATGTTCCTAATTATAATTTTCGCATTGGAATGGCAAATGAAATTCCATTACATGAAGGTGATATAGAAACTAAATTACTAATTGATAACTGGAAAGAAAATAAAAAAACATTTCGGTATATGAACCGTTATACATTAACACATAAAGATTATCCATTGAAGATTGATATGAGTATTGTTAAGAGTTCCACGAACAAAAAAGGAAAATATAAACCAAGTTATTCTTTACAAGAATCAAGAGTATTAGAATCATCTGAAAAATATGAAGTGGAAATTGAATTATTAAATCAAGACGTAGAATTGGAGGACCTTATAAAAAAGGTAAGAACTTCGATACGAATTGTTTTAAGCGGAATTCAATCCACCAATTATCCTATTTCTGATGTAGAACAAAAAGATATTTTGGACGAATATATGCGCGTCATATGGGGAAATTCACACAAAGGTAAAATTTTACCAAAACATTTCTGTGGACCTTCTTCGTCGACCCTTCATATGGATAATTTATTAGAAAAAGAAGGAAGCATTTCGGTATTAACCAATTATTCAGTGACAGAAAAGGCAGACGGTGATAGAAAGTTATTATATATATCAAAAAGTGGTAAAATATATCTAATCGATACCAATATGAATATTCAATATACCGGTGCTTCGAGTGATAATGCTGAATCATATAATTCAATACTAGATGGAGAACATATTTTACATGATTCCAAACATAATTATATTAATTTATATGCTGCATTTGATGTTTATTATATTAACAAAAAAAATGTAAGAGGAGAACAATTTATTAATGAACACGATTCTAGATTAACATTATTAAATTATATGGTAAAGGACCTAGATATTAAATCACACACATTTAAATTAGAATGTAAGAATTTTGAATATCAAGGAAGTATATTTGAATGCTGTAAAAAAGTTCTAGAAAATAAATATCAATATGTAACTGATGGACTCATATTTACACCAATTCATTTAGGGGTTGGGGAAGAAAATGGAAAACAAAGTAAACCATTAAAAACATCTTGGAAACATTCATTCAAATGGAAACCTCCTGAATATAATACGATTGATTTCTTAATTTCAACAAAAAAAGAAAACGGAGAAGATGTGGTAAAACATTCATTTCAACCTGGAACAAATCTTGAAGGTGTTGCCTTAAAGCAATATAAACAGATAGTATTATGTGTTGGGTTTGATGAAAAGAAACACGGATATGTAAATCCTTGTTTAGATGTATTTAACAATAGTGTTGATTTCGTAGAAGATGAAAATGAAGAACAATACCATCCAAAACGATTTTATCCTACCACTCCATTCGACGAAAACGCTGGTTTATGTAATGTTAAACTGGAAAATGGGAATGATGGGGTTCTAAGAATGATGAGTGAAGAAGGAGAAGTCATTGAAGATAATATGATTGTTGAATTTAAATATAATATGGAAAGAGTTAAGGGGTGGAACTGGGAACCACTTCGTGTTAGATATGATAAAACAATGGAATATAGAAAGGGTGGAAAAAATTATGGGAATGCATTTCATGTTGCCGACAGCAATTGGCATTCTATACATCATCCGATTCACGAAAATATCCTAAAAGGAGAAGAAGTGATTACAAAAGAAGAAATAAGCGATGAAATCTATTACGTTCAACAAAATAGAAACGATTTTATGAAACCATTAAGAGATTTTCATAATTTATATGTAAAAAAAAATTTAATAACATGTGTATCGCCACCTGGTGGAACATTAATAGATATGGCTGTTGGAAAAGGAGGTGATATTCCTAAATGGAATAATACAAATTTAAGATATGTATTTGGTATTGATGTATCAAAAGACAATATTGAAAATAGAATGAATGGTGTATGTAGTCGATATTTAAATCATAAAAAGATGAAGGAAGATATATATGATGCAATGTTTTTACAAGGGGACACAAGTAAGAATATTAGAAATGGTGAAGCGTTTGCTGTTGAAAGATCAAAAAATATATCTGATGGTTTGATGGGTAAAGGTGGTAGGAATGTTGAAATCATTGGTCAAAATGTACATGATAATTATGGTGTAGGGAAAGATGGTTTTGATGTGTGTTCGATACAATTTGCACTACATTATATGTTTGAAAATAAAAATAAATTACATTCATTTATTCGCAATGTATGTGAAAATGTAAAAATGGGTGGGTATTTTATTGGTTGTGCTTATGATGGTAATAAAATTTTAAAATTGTTTAAAGACAAAAAAGTAAAAGAAAATGAATCCTATGCAATTTATGAAAAGGGTAGTAAATTATGGGAAATTACAAGAAGATTTAGTGAAGATGTACTAGAACCGGATGAAAGTTCATTAGGAATGACGATTGAAATATATCAAGAAACCTTCCAAAAAGTATTCAAAGAATATTTAATTCATTATGATTATTTAGACCGAATTATGGAGAATTATGGATTTTTAAGATTAAAAAAAGATGAGCTCATTAAACTTGGATTAGATGATTCGTATTCATTTTCAGAATTATTTGCCTCCATGAGAAAGAAAGCGAGGGAAAGCAAAGAATATGGAGCAGCTCCTAAAATGAAAGGTTATGAAAAAGAAATTTCGTTTTTAAATAAAACATTTATTTATAAAAAAGTAAGAAGCGTAGACATAGAACAAATTTATAATTCACATCTATCCGATGGTTCTAAATTACTGGAAGAAGTCCCTGTTGAAGAACCAGTAGAGGAACCAGCAGAAGAACCACCTGTTGAGGAAGAACCAGCAGAAGAACCAGCAGAAGAACCAGCAGAAGAACCAGCAGAAGAACCACCTGTTGAAGAACCAGCGCAGGAAGAATACAAAGGCGCAGAAGAAGTCAAGGAAGATGGTTTTACAGGATATTCTCCTATTGAATCTCCAAAAGCGTCTGATATGTCGGAATTCTTAAATACAGATAAACCAGAGATTATTATGATGATGGGTTTCCCAAATAGTGGAAGAAGCGAAATGGCGAGTAAAATTATTGAAAATGATAATTATTCATTGGTTCAAGAAAAAGAGATAGCTAAAATCAAATCATTGTCACTAAAAGAAATAAAATTAGGAAAATCGGTTGTAATCGATTCTACAAATTCCAATAAAAAAAAGAGAAAAGAAATAGTTGATTTTGCTAAAAAACATAAATATTCTATTACGTGTATTCACCATTTAAAAACTCTTGAAGAAGTATTAAAAATTAATGATTCATTACCAGTTATGGAAAAAACACCAAAAAGAACATTCACTCTATATAATAAAACTTACGAAGAACCTACAGAAGATGAAGGATTTACATTAATAACTCTATAAGTCGTTTGAATATTTGGGTTTATCGTAAGGATTTGTTGTATAAAAAGTTGTTTGTTTCACATATTTATTTAATAGAATGTCGTCAATATCACTATAATAATCATCAACTAGTGATTCTAATAATATGATTTCATTCTCATTTAAATCATATTCTATTTCTTGAAATGACATTAATGATTTTTTTTTTAATATAAAACTGCTAATACGACTATATCTTACAAATTCGTCTGCAATTTTACCATAATATATATTTATATTATCTCCACCATGAATTAAATTTGTTTTTGGTATTTTTAATTGACATTTGTCTCCGCTAGATAAACAATATCTATTTTTTTCATCGTCACATAATTCTTTGTTACAGACTCTTACCTCGTGAATTTCATTTAATATTTTTTCATCATAATCTTCAAAATGAACATGAGGAGTTATGATTTCTTCTAATATAGAACGGATTTTGATAAATTTATCTTTATAGGTATCTTCACTTTTAAGTATTAATTCAATATCTTCTTTCATTTCTTTATTTTCTTTACGATGAATAATTTGTTTCACAGTGTTCCTAAATATATTATAAAAGTTTTGTTCTAAATCGATACCTTTTACGGTCTTTTGTCTTTCCACATCGGGTTGGTTCTGAATAAGTTCTTTATTTATTTTGCCATAAGATTCACCTTCTATTCTTTCTAATTCATCATCGATATCATTCTCTTCTGGTGGATCGATTTCAATAAAATGATTGGTTTCAGTAAGAATACCTACAATAAGAGAATCTTCTTTTACTTTAAAGACTGGCATACAATTTATTTTTTCACGTTTTGCAATATCTGTTAGATATTTTTTTGTTGAATTATAATCCATCCATTCGTCATAATCTTCTAAAAATGTAGGAGAATAAGGAATACGTGTGTTCAACCCACTACTCTTAAGAGATGATGGTTCGCAAGGTATAAACCCTTCTTTTATTTTTATTCCAACAATTTCCCCTAATTTATTTAATAATTTATTTTGTATTTTTGTTTTAAATATTTGTTTCAGTTTCTCAAATGTAGGAGCCCTTTTAAACTTGTATATATCATTATATATAGGACTACATTTTATACTCTTTAATATTCTTTCAAGTGGTTTATCTGTGATTGAAAAAAACTTATATTCTATTATTCTTCTATTTATTGGTTTTTCTGGTGCTTTTGTTATTCTATAACTCGTATCATAAATGGGTTCGTAATAATTACCTTGTTTAATTATACATATAGTTGAAATATTATCTCTATAAAAAATATCGGAATAATGATTTGTTGGACAAATTATATCTACATTATTTGTTTTATCGTTAAACGTTATTTCTAAGATTACTATATTTAAACCTTTAATAAAAAAATCTTTACTTTGCATGCTAAACAAATCCCATAGATATTCATAATTAATAATACTTGTCTTATCTTTTAAATATTCTATGAACTTTTCATAAGCATTACATATTTTTTTAAATTGGTTGTTATCATCATGTAATATTTCTTTTCTTAAAAAACTATCCTCATATTTTTCTTTTACTTGATAGGTTTTATCGTAAAATGTATGTATTAAAGTTCCTTTTTGTAACTGAACAAAAATATCGATCGTTAAATGTTCTGTGATATACTTGATAAAATCATCTATACTAAAATATTCATTTATTTTTTTTTCCTTATATTTTTTATTAATAGTTTTGTACCGATACATTACATTTGCCATTGCACCAAGAAATGAACGATTTTCATCATATTCTATACCAGATCTTAAAAAACAAGACGACCCTTCTTTCATTTTAGAAAGTTTTTGACATTTATTATCTTGAACATCTAAAAATTTTTGAATAGCAATAGGTAAACTACCAACACGATATTGTTCTGTAGGAAAAGTATGGGGACCTACAATATATTCATTAAATATATCTAAAATACCTAATTCTAATAATTTGTTTTTTTGTTCTTCATTCTCATTTGTATCAAAATTATCGCGTTGATGTTTAAACCATTTACCAAGTTTTAATTTTTTGCCAGAACCGCGTGGATAATCGCCAGAACCGCGTGGAAAAGCATTTGGAACATCTATCGATTTATATTTTTTATGAAAAATTTTTAATGCTTCGTAATAATCATCCCACGGAGCCGTTGCTTTAAAAACATCTCTTTCTTCAGTAATCTTACCTTTTACTTCTTCGTCCGCATCTTCGTCCGCAACATAAGGTATTGAATTACATTGTTTTATTCTTTTGTGTTGTTCTGATTCACCCTTTTTGTTGTTTTTTGGTTTAAAACAACAAGGCATACATTTACCTTTTGGATGTTTAGATTGTTCAAGATACCCAGGTGTATTATTAATGTAGTTTCCGTCTTTATCGCGATTCTTAGCCTTATCAAACTCGAAAATGGTATGACCTGGGGGAACCACTTTTGAATCTTGTGGTATAATTCCCTTTTTTTTCTTTATCTCTGCGTCATATCTATTTTCCCCCTTTTTAAAAAGTTGATTTTCACTTATAGTTGTATTATTTTTCAAATCCCAATAACGGGGGCAAATATAATGAAAAATTTCACCTCCTTCTTCCGATTTATAAGCAATAGAATTATGATAAGACTTATCACCATTCTCTTTATCTTTTTGGTCAATTAAATTTTTCTCTTCTTGTGAAAGTATTACAGGTTGCCTTGAATATTGCCATGGACAGGTTTTAGAATAACTATTAAATTTTGTGCCTTTCACCTGGTGATCTTTTACAAATAATTTGGGTTCATACACGTCCATTCTTCTTGCAAATGGATTAGGGTTATTTAATTTCATACCATCAATATCATAATCTTCTATTTTTTTTACTGCTTTTATAGGTTCAACATCTGAATCTGATTCTGATTCTGATTCTGAACCTGATTCTGAACCTGATTCTGAATCGGAATCTGATTCTGAATCACTTGAATCAAATCCAAAAAGAGTTTTTTTTTTAACTTGTTTCACTACTAATTCGCCATTTATAATTGTTTTTTCTACTAATTTATTTTGTTTTGGTTCTTTTTTTGTCATTTCTTTTACTGTTTTAACACTTATTTTTGTATCGCATTTCATTGTATCATCATGAACGATTTTATACAATGATTCTATATATTTATCAAATAGTATCAAATAATTAATATTTTGTATATTTTTTATATTAAATGATAATTCCTTGCTATGTTTATTTCTCTTTACAAGTATTTTAATTCCAGGATTATTTCTAATTTTCACACGGCGGTTTGATTTCTCAATTACATCTACATTTTTTAAAAATGCTTCTAATTTTTTTAAGGCGGTTTCTTTCTTTAAATTAAATTCGGTTTCTAATTCTTTTATAAGATCTTTATGACCATATCCTTGGTTAAATAATTCTACAATATAGGCATCTATGGCTGCCATTTCGTTATAATCAGATACTTTTTTAAATCTAAGTTCGGCATCCCCTTTTAAATTATCTTCAATGACATTAAATACTGAATATATACATTTAGAATACTCTTTAAAATTTATATTTTTTGTCAAAGGAAAATTATATACATAATCCAGCATTTGAATATCGATATTTTCATGAAATATACTTTTAAATGGTTCTAAATGATAACCAGTCTGAGATAAATATCTAGTGATGACTTCAATCAACTTATTCATATTGGGTTCTAATATTTCATCGACGATTTCTTTATCTATAATTTTAGTGGGTGTATATGAAACGCGAATGTTTCCATTTAATAAAATATCAATATATAAACGTCCATTTTCAGTATCCATCATTAACGATAAACTTTTGTATCTTTTTAATTGTTTACTTATTGTTTTTACTTGTTTTTTTGATAATTGTGGAATATTTTTTCCATTTTTTGATTTACCTTTGCAAAATAATCTATATATTCGTTCTTGTTTATTGATTGGATTATATTTAATTATCGGTAGATCCTCGCTTGTTTGAATAATCTTAAATAGTATATCAATAGGAAGATTTATATTTTCATTATTATTAATTATCGTGAATTCAATATGTTTTATTCCGTGTGTTTTTTCTTTAATTTCTTCATAATGATTATTCATACTATGTACATTTTCTTGATATCTACCCCAATCCTCACTTTCAATCATTGCTTTTGTTGACTCAAGTAACTCGTTGTAAGCCTCTTCAAATAAATATTTTGTAAGAATATTTTTTTTTGCCAAAGCAGGGAAATAAATATTGATGGTGCTGTCTTCTCTTAATTTTTTTTTTTTTGAATAATTTATTATATCATCAAAAAATGTAAGATATATGGTATTATTATATTTATTTTTCTTATTTGTATGATAATCTAATAATAGGTTTTGTTGTTTAGAACTTGTCATCTCATATGAATATTTTTCTAAAAAAGTATCATAT